CTCCACACAGCCGCCTCCGGGCGGCTTTTTTACGCTCATAGGTAGCCATGCCCGCACTGTCACTCTCCACCGCCAAGCTCCACGTCCGCGTCGATGGCTCGGACGACGACACGCTGATCACCGCGCTCGTCGCGTCGGCGGAGCAGTTGGCCGAGCACCTGACAGGCCGCACGCTCATCACGCGCTCGCGCTCGCGTCTGGTGTCGGGGTTCGGTGATCGCGTCCGCCTGCCGGGCGCGCCTGTCGCGTCCATCACGTCGGTCAAGTATCTCGACACCACGGGCGCAGAGGTCACGCTGTCGAACACGCTGTACGCGCTGGAGTCCGGCGCCGACTGGCCGGCTGTCGTGCCCGTGGTAGGCGCAACGTGGCCGGCGGTGCAGCCGGGAAGGTCCGACGCCGTGCGCATCGCCTACAGCGCTGGATATGGCGTTGACGATACGGCAGTGCCGAGCGCAATCAAGCAGTGGATGCTGCTGTGCGTCGGCACCTGGTACAACCTGCGTGAGTCCGTCGTGGCCGGCGTGAGCGTGGCCGAACTGCCGCGCGGCGCGTGGGATGCGCTTCTCGACCCGTACCGCGTGGATTTGGGTCTGTAATGGTCGCCTCCGGTCGCCTCAACCAGCGTGTGACGCTGCAGAGCAAGACGGTCACGCGCGATGCCATCGGTACGGAAGTCGTTGCGTGGTCGACCGTGGCGACGCTCTGGGCGGCAGTCGAGCCGGTGCGCGGGCGTGAGTTCATTTCTTTGCGCGCGGCACAGTCCGATATCACCACGCGCATCACGATCCGCTACCGAGCCGGCGTCACGTCGGCCATGCGCGTGCTGCACGACGGCGCCGAATACAACATCCGTGAGGTGATCAACCCGCGCAGCGGAAACGAATCGCTCGAACTGATGTGCGTGGCGGAGGCCGTGGCGTCATGAATTCTGGCGTGAATGTCACGACGAATCTGCCCGAGTTCAAAGCGCAACTGCGCGCCATCGGAACGGATATGGAGCGCCGCGCTGTGCGTCAGGCCAGTGCCGCCGCCGCGTCCGTGTTCCGGTCTGCCGTGCAGCGCAATGCTCCGGTTCAGGCGCCGCCCGGCCGCAAGGGTCACATGGTCGGCACGCTGCGCCGGGCGATCTACGCACGCAAGCTCAAGGCCGAGCGCGGCACGGTCATCTATCGCATCGGCGTGCGGCAGGGCCGAGGCGAACAAAAGCGCAACCGGGATGCCTACTACTGGGCGTGGGTCGAACAGGGCCACATCGCACGCGGCCCCGGTGGCGCGCTCAAGGGTGGTGTCCGCAGCAAGTCGCTGCAGCGTCGCAGGCTGCGTGCCGGTGGCGGAAAGGTCGTCCCGCCGCATCCGTTCTTCAAGCCGGCATTCGAGTCGGCCGGCAGTCGCGCGCTGCAGGTATTCAACGAGCGCCTGACCCGCGCCATCGCGAAGTACAGCCAGAAAACCAAATGAGCGCCGAATCGACACTGTATGCCGCCCTCTCGGGCTGGGCAGGGCTGACCTCGCTCGTCAGCGCCCGCATCTATCCCGACGAGGTGCCGCTCGGCGTGGCGCTTCCTGCCGTCGCATGGCTGCGCGAGAGCACCGAATTCAACCCGACGATTCACGGAACGATCACACCCGGCAGCACGAAAGCGCTGATGGACATCGCCTGCGTGGCCGAGACAAGACCGGCCGCAGAAGCCGTCGCAGATCAGGTCATCGCCGCGTGCATGGCCGGCACGCACTACGTCACTGACCGGAGCATGCAGCGCGATCCGGACACGAACCTCTACGCCGTGACGTTGCGCGTCGACGTCTGGGAATAGCGCCAGCACCTCTTTCACCGCCCGTCCGCCGGGCTTCACACCTCAACCCGCTCCGGCGGGTTTTTTCATTTCAGGAGTCTGAAAAATGGCACAAGTAACCAAGTGGAGCGGCGTGGCGGTCGCAGTACAGTCTGCCCTCGCCACGGCTCTGGTCGTCACCGCGATCAGCAAGGCCAGCCCCGGCGTCGTCAGCTACACCGGAACCGACCCCGTCAATGGCGACTATGTCGTGCTTACCGTCGTCGGCATGCACCAGGTCAATGGCCGCGTGTTCCGTGTGGCGAACGTCAATGGCGCTGGCAACACGTTCGAACTGGAAGGCGAGAACACCAGCGCCTACGACACCTTCACGTCCGGCACGGCGGAGGTCATCACCTTCGGCACCACGGCGGCGACCTTCACGGGCGTCACCGCATCGGGTGGCGACTTCGATTTCATCGACACAACCACGATCCACGCGAACACCCGCACGCAGATCCCGGGTGTGGCGTCGGCGGCAACCTACACGTTCGAGTCCATCTGGGATCCGGCAGACAGCGCGCTCGCTGCGCTGAAGTTGGCGAGTGACAACCAGGCTCAGCGCGCCATCCGCCTCACGTTCCCGAACGGCTACAAGCTCGTCGGCACCGGCTACATCGGCGCCACGCTGCTGCCGACCGGCCAGGCGCAGGACAAAGTCACCACCAGCGTCGTCATCACGCTGTTCGGCCGTCCGACGCTCTACACGACCTGATGGGTGCCGCGATGACTGTCGCAGAGCAGATGCGCGCGCGGCGCGAGACGTGGTTCAAGGATGGCGACATCGAGTTCCTGATCCGCCGCCCGCGTGCATTCGATGCCGGCCAGGCGTGGGCCGAAGGTGGTCGCGCCGAGGTCGCGCTTCGTGCCGTGGTGGGTTGGCGCGGCATGAAGCTGTCCGACCTCCTGCCGGGCGAGGCACAGACCGAGGCGCCGTTCGACGCCGAAGCGTTCCGCGAGTGGGTCGGTGATCGGCTCGATGTGCTCGGGCGCATCGCCTCCGAGGTCAGCCGGCTGATCGACGAGTACGAAAAGGGCGCGGGGACTGACTCAAAAAACTGATTGCGGCCATTCAGGCCGCAAAGCTCGCCAAGGACTTCGGACAGCCATCACCGGCTGTTGATCCGGTCACGTCCGCGCTGTTCAGAGCGTGGCGGCTCATGGGCGGAGACATCGACTGGCAGGCATTGCCAGTCATCGCAGAGTTGATCGGGTTCGACGACATCGAGCGGCTGGTTGACGGCCTGCTCACCATTCGGGACGCATTGAATGCCTAAGCTGCTGATTGATGTCGAAGCGAAGTACGCGCAGTTTCAGGACTCGCTCGTCCAGATCGAGCGCCAGAGCACTGGCACTGTCGGGAAAATATCTCAGGCGTTCGGTGGCCTAAATACGATCCTGGCCGGCGTCGGGGTGAGTCTTGGCGCTGCTGCGTTTGTTTCCGGCCTCAAGCAGATCACCGACAGCATCGACGCGCTGAACGACGCATCGGATGCGACCGGCGCATCTGTCGAAAACCTGAGCGCACTGGAGGCTGTGGCGCGTCGCAATGGCGAGACGCTGGACACCGTTACAACGGCGACGGTCAAGCTCAACCAGGCGCTCAACGAGGATGCCGGAGGCGACAAGGCCAAAATCCTTGAAGCGATTGGATTGTCCGCCCAGGAACTGCGCCAGCAAGACCCGGCGCAGGCGGTCAAGACCGTCGCCGATGCGCTGGCTCAATACGAGGACGGCGGGAACAAGGCCCGGATCATCCTCGAGCTGTTCGGCAAGAGCGCGCGCGAGCTGGCGCCATTCCTGAAGGACTTGGCCGAGTCGGGGCAGTTGAACGCCACCGTCACGAAGCAGCAGGCCGAAGAGGCCGAGCGGTTCAACAAGCTGCTGTTCGGGATGAGCGAGCAATTTACCCAGGTCGGGCGGGCGATCGCCTCCGACGTTCTGCCACCGATGCTTGCGCTGTTCTCGTCAGTCTCTGACAACACGAGCGGCGCGAATGCGATGAAGAGCGGATTCGATGCGCTGGCTACCGTGTTCGAGACGGTGGCCGTGCTGGGCGTGAATGTCGCCTACGTGCTGACCCAGATCGTCGAGGAAATCAACGGTCTGGCCGTGCAGGCCGTAGCCATCGCACACCTCGATTTCGACTCCGCCAAGTCGTTCGGACTGCAGATGAAGGCAAACGCAGCGGCTGCGCGTGTCGAGGTTGATCGCCTGAGCGAATCCATCCTGAACGCCAGAAAGCGTGCTGCCGACCCGATTGAGGCCGGGAACGCGCAAAAGGCGCCCGACGTGACGGCGCTGCTAGCCAAGCCGAAGGCCATCCCGAAGGACAAGAGCGACAAGCTGCGTGACTCCGCACAGAAGATGATCGACGAGTGGTCGCCGCTGGCACTTCGGTGGGAGCTCAATCCCGAGGATTTCGAGGGTGGCAAAAATGCCGATTTGAAGAAATGGCAGGCGGCGGCGCAGGACCGCCTCGACGAACTGATTGCCAAGTACAAGGACCTTGCCGACCCTGCCGAAAAATACCGGCAGGAAATTCAGGTGGTCACTGCGCTCGAAGCGCAAGGAAAGCTGACGGCAGAAGAAGCGTTCGCTGCGCGCGGAAAGTTGATCGACGAAGAGTCGCGTGCCCTGGGTGAGCGTAACGACAAGCTGAAAGAGGCCAAGTCGTTTGCCGAGGAATTCGGGCTGACCATGACCTCGGCGTTCGAGGATGCCATCGTCGGCGGCAAAGGCCTGAGCGACATCATTCAGGGTCTGAGCCGCGATATCGCCCGCTTCATCGTGCGCAGCCAGATCACCGAGCCACTGGGCAAGGCAATCAGCGGGCTCGACTTCAAGAGCATCGGCTCGGACATCGGCGGCTTCTTCAAGGGTGTGTTCGGCGGCGGTCGGGCAGTGGGCGGGGCTGTGCAGGCCGGCAAGCTGTACGAGGTCAATGAGCAGTCCGGGCCCGGCGAGTTGCTGACGGCCAATGGCCGCACGTTCCTGATGGCAAACCAGAACGGCTACGTCACGCCCACCCGCGCCGGTGCGGCCGCGAACGACAGCGGCGCGCCGGGCGGCAACGTGACCGTCATCCAGCACATCTCTGTCGATGCCCGGTCGGACATGGCGTCGATCCAGTCGGCGATGATCCAGGCGAAAGAAATGGCCAAGAGCGAAATCCTCAGCAGCCTGAACCGGGGCGGCCAGTTCGCGCGGGTGGTGGGCAAGTCATGACCATCCTCACCTTCCCGACGCTGCGGGGCGGTCAAGGCCCCGGCGAGCCATACAGCTGGCGAAAGCTGAGCAACACGCAGGTGCATGAGTCGCCACTGACCCGCAGCGTGCAGACGCTTGCACTGCCCGGCGCACGGTGGGCCTGCACGGCCGTCTGGCAGAACCTCGCGCCGGCGGACAGCGCGGCGCTGCGCGCCTTCATGTATTCGCTCAGGGGCCGGGCCGGGCGCTTCTACCTGCACAACTTCGCACGCCCCAGCCCGCGCGGCGCCGTGGCCGGTACCCCACTGGTCGCGGGTGCCGGTCAGACCGGCGCCACGCTGAACACGGATGGATGGACGCCCGGCGCCACGCTGCTGGCCGGCGATTTCGTCGCCATCGGCACCGAGCTGCGGGTGGTGATTGCCGACGCCACGGCTGACGGCGCGGGGCTCATGGCGGTCACGTTCGACGAGCCGGTGCGCAGCAGCCCGGCCGACAATACAGCCCTGGTCACGCAGCAGCCGGCCTGCGTCATGCGCCTCACGTCCGACGACATCGAGTCGAGTTTCAAGCGCTCGGTGCTCGGTCCGCTCGAAACCTTCACGCTCGACTGTGTGGAGGCCTTCCAGTGAGCCGCATCACGACAGCGGGGGTCGATGCCGCGCATGCCGCGGCCAATGTGCCGACCCTGATCCTGGTCGAGCTGGATTTCCCGTCCGGCTTCGTCCGCGTCAACAACAGCGCCGTCAATTTCGAGTGGTCCGGTCACACCTGGCTGGGCCTCGCCGAGCTGGGATCGATCGATGGCGTTACCGAGCATTCTGATCTGCAGATGACCGGCGTGTCGCTGACGCTGACCGGCATCCCGCCCGAAATGATCTCGCGCGTGCTGGGCGAGCAGTACCAGGGGCGGTCGTGCCAGGTGTGGCAGTCGCCGCTGTCCGACGCGTACCAGATCCTGGCCAACCCGGTGCTGATTTTCAGCGGCCGCATGGATTCGTGCGACATCGCGATCGGCGACACGGCCGTCGTGTCGCTGACCGCCGAAAGCCGCCTGACCGACTGGGAGCGCCCGCGCGTGCGCCGCTACACGCACGAGGACCAGCTGGCCGAATACCCGGGTGACAAGGGCCTCGAATTCGTTCCGCAGATGGTGGAAAAGACGCTGGTGTGGGGGCGCTCATGAGTGGCCTGACGCGACTGGAGGATTGGCCCGAGCGCCTGCACGCGCTCGTCGAGCAACGGCTGCAGGCGCCGTTCTGCTGGGGATCAAACGACTGCGTCATGTTCGCCGCTGACGCGGTGCACGCGGTCACCGGCGTCGATCTGGCCGAGCGCCTGCGCGGACAGTACGCCGACGAGCGGTCGGCCCGGCAGATCGGGTTGGCCTATGCCGGGGCAGGTGAGGATGAATCCGTCGCGCAGTGGCTCAGCGACATCGCCACGCTCAACCTGGGCGATC